CGCTACGCCTTCGCGGTGATGGCGTCCAAGTACCTCGCGGCCCTCAAGTCGGCATAACGTCAGCCTTCGCCACCCCCGGGCACGTCGTCGCTACCTGCGGCGTGCCCGGGGTTTTCATACCCGAAGGAGGCCACCGTGCCACTCGTTCGCTATCTGAAGCCGCTGGGCCCGTACTCCGTGGGCGAAGTCCGCGAGGCTACGGACTACGAAGCGGAGCAGCTGGTGACCCACGGCGTCGCCGTCATCGAGGGCGACAGGCCGCAGGTTCGGCACGCCACGGCGAAGCAGTCCAACAAGAGAACCGCCCATATCGCTCACGACGAGGGCTGACGTGTATACGCTCCTAACGACGCCGAGCATCTTCCGGTCGGTCCGTCGGATCGTGGAGCCAGCGGTCGAGCCCGTGTCGGTGGCCGAGGCTAAGGAGCATCTACGGCTCCTGCCTGAGCAGGCAGACGACGACGCCTACATCGGGGCCCTGATCTCGGCGTGCCGGTACGCCGCCGAGGAGTTCACGAGCCGCACGTTCACGGCGACCCGGTGGCAGGCGAAGTTTTCCAACTGGAACACCTGCACGTGCCGCGGCGTCGAGATGCCGTATCCGCCGCTGCTCTATGACGATGAACACTCGGTCATGATCACCTACGAGGAGGACGACGGATCGATCTCGTACGTGAATGACGAGGATCTGCGTGTGGACCCGGACGAGCTGCCGGGCCGCGTGCGGCTCCTGCGGGGAATCTCGGGGTATTGCTGCGACGGCAATGCCACCATCAAGTGGTGGGGCGGCACGGTGGACCCGCTCGGCGTGCCCATGCCGGTGAAGGCCGCGATCATGCGGATGGTGGCCCAGCTGTACGGCTCGCGTGGCGACGATCCGAGCGTGATCCTGCGGGAAGACCTGGCGGTTCGTCAGATGCTCGGGTCCGTCTCATGGAATGGCAGGTGCTGATATGGCACTGCCCAGAGGGCCGCTCCGCGAAAAGGTCGTGATCGAGGCGGCCGAGCAGCGCCGAAACGAGATGGGCGAATCCGTCCAGATCGAGTGGCGGGAGTACGCCCAGCGGCGGGCCAGCGTCGAGGCCATTGGCTACTCGGAGCAGCAAATCAACAGCCAGACCGGCGGCACGGTGTCGCACATGGTGCGGATGCCGTTTTGCCCGGGGCTCGCTGGCGGAATGCGAATCCGCTGGGAGAGCCGCGGCCACCGGCTGCTCTACGTGTCGAGCGTGGTCGAGCGGGGCTACCGCGAAGAACACGAAGTCATGTGTGAGGAGCGGGCATGATCAGCTTCGACGCCGCCGGATACCAGCGGCAACTCCGCGACCTGGCCGAGGGCTACCAGGAACTGCCGCGGACGCTCCAGCGGAGGTTCATAAAGTCTGCCATCCGCAAGGCCGTCAAGGAAACGAACCTAGAGTCTTCGTTCAAATCCGCGGCCCCGAAACTGAGCGGCAACCTAAAGAAGTCAGTGACCATCGTCACCGGATTCCTACGGAGCGGAGTGGGCAAGGGCCAGCCCTACGCCCGCGTCGGCTACGGCCGGTCCAAGAGTAAGAAGGGCTACCACGCCATCATCGTGAACGACGGCACGAAGGACCGCTACACGAAGACCGGGGCGTATCGTGGCCGCGGCCCGGCGACCGGTTTCGCCAACGGCGTGCTACGACAGGCCCAGACCACCGGCCTTATCGCCCTGGAGCGGCACCTAACGGAATCGCTCGAAGCCGCCAAGCGTTACCTGCCGAGGTATCTTGCCGGGAGGGGTCGCTGATGGCGTTCCCCGAATCGTGGCTCTCCGGTGCGATCGAGGCGGCGTCGGGCTGTCGTGCCTATCCGGCGTACGTGCCGCGTGCTGCGGCCCTGCCGTTCGTTGCGTTCTCGCGTACGCAGACGTTCCGGGAGCGGACGCTGGAAGACAACGCCGGATGCCCGCTGGCGACGTTCACGGTTGAGGTCTACGCGTCCCACTACATGGACGCCAAGAAGCTGGCCGACAGGGTGCGAGCCGGCGTCGATAACTTCACGGGATCAGCGTCTGGCGTGACGATCACGTCGACAGAGTTGACCGACGAGGCTGACGCGGAGCCGTCGTTTGAAAGCGGCTCCGACACGCCGGTCGCGTACACAGTCCAAATGACATTCCAGATCCGATTCTACGAGGAACCGTGACATGGCGAGTCCTACGACCACAAGTTCAGGAGGTCCGGCATTCACGGATTCGCAGGGTTCGACCGTCACGTTTAACGCCGTGGCGTTCAAGGCCACGAAGGTATCGGTCACGTTCGGCGGCGGCTCGACATCGGCCGCCGGTGCGGCACAGATCGACGTATCGGATCTGAGTCTCGCCAGCGGCAGTAACAAGGTCTATCAGTCGCCCCCGCTGAACGAGGTCACGTCGTCGGGCGGTACGGGCGTCATTGCCACGATCAGCATCGACTTCCTCGATCTCCAAAAGCCGGAACTCAACGCCGAACACAACATCGACCTCGGGGCCAAGCTCAAGATCAAGGGCAAGGCGAAATGCACCGAGTACCAACTCGACGCGGCGGTGAACGACGTGATCCGGGGCAGTGCAAAGTTCGACCTCACGGTTCTCGACGCTTCGTATACGCCGTGATCTTAGGAGGCAGGCATGGCCTACACCTGCCCGAAATGCGGCGGCACCGGAATATTTGCTCTTCAGCAATGCCCAAGGTGTTTCGGCCATGGGACGCTGATCGAGGACTCCCAGGGGCTGACCGTCTCGTGGGGCGGAATCGTTCTCGGAAGCCTCACGAGCTTCAAGTACGGCAGCCCGAAGGTTTCGACCGAGGACGTGACCGGGCTGGCTAGCTCGTACAAGTCGTTCACGGGGGCGAACGGGGCTGCGACGCACTCGGGCATGATCCGCCATTTGATCGCCGGGGACATCACTCCCGGCACGGTCGAAATCTCATGGCATGGGGTCGGGAAACTTGGTGACGCGATGGTCGGGAACGTGCAGACGATGGTCGTCACACACCCGCAGAACACAATCAAGTTTTCGCTTAACGGAATGCTTCTTGGCTACGACATGACCGCGGCCGTGAACGCGGTGGTGGAGGGGACGGCTAGTTTTCAGCTAACGGGGGTATGAGGTGCTGACAAAGGAACAACTTCGAGGGGTGAAGCCGACGCGGGGGACGGTCGCGGTATCGGTTCCGGGGTGGCCGGATTCGGTGCTACTCCGCTATCCGTCGTACGGCGAATGGCAGCGTGTTGTCGCGTTGAATATGTCGGTCGGTGGTGGGGAGCCGCCACCGGAGACGATCGTGCAGACCATCGGCGTGTGTTTGGCAAACCCGGACGGGACGCGGATGCTGACCGATTCGGAGGCGCTTGAGCTGCTGATGCAGGACGCCGCGTCGGTGGTGTTTCTCTACAAGGAATGCTGCCGCACGGTCCTAAAGGTGGACGGAAAGATCGAGGAAGCGGAAAAAAACTGACGGAGGGTGAGCCGCTGCGTGAGTTCCTTATGCGGCTCGCCCTGGAGATGAAAGAATGGGACGTTGACGCATTTGCAGAACGCCTACCGATGAACCTCTTTTGGGAATGGGCGGCCATGTACCGCCTGGCCCCTTGGGGTGATCCGTGGCGACGCACCGGGCGGCTGGCGACGATCGTGGCGGCAGCGGCTGGGGCGAAGGTCGAGGGAGAGCTAGAGGAGCGGTTCATGCCGGGTGGCGGGAAATACCGCGGCATGAATCAGACGGAGATCGAGATGATCGAGGAGTTGAAGAAGATCCCGCAGATCAAGGCACAGTTTGACGCGAGAAGGTGACCGATGGCAGGCATGTCCCGTATATCCGCGATGTTCACCGCCGACACGAGCGGCCTGACATCCGGCACGAAACAGGCGGCGTCGGCCTTGAGGTCGCTATCGGGCGACGTGGCGTCCCTGAAGTCGTCGTTAAATGCCCTTGTCGGCATCAACGCCGCCCAGTTGTTCGGGTCGATAGCCTCTGGGATAACATCCGCGGCGAAGTCGTTTGCGTCGTTCGCCGGGAAATCGTCGGAAACGATCGACCAGCTGTCGAAGATGGCCGCCCGCCTGGGCGTGTCCTACCAGGACATGAGCGGTCTGTCCCTCGCGGCTGACTTGGCTGGCGTGTCCGTCGGCACGCTCGCCGGTGCCATGACCAAGGCAGACCGGGCGTTCATTGAGGCCCAGCGGGGCAGTAAGAAGGCCACCGACGCCTTCGCGAGGATCGGTCTGTCTTTGGACGATCTTGGGAAGCTCGACCCGCGGGGCCGGTTTGACGCCATCGCGGACTCTATTTCGGCGCTGCCGACGGCGGCGGAACGATCGGCCGCGGCCATCGCCCTGTTCGGCAAGTCGGGGGCCGAGCTGCTGCCGCTATTCCAGAGCGGTGCCACCGGAATCCGCGAGGCGGCGGAAATGGCCGAGAGGCTTGGCCTCAACCTCAGCAACGTACAAGGCACCAACGTCGAGGCCATGAACGACTCGTGGACGCTGGTCAAGAAGTCGATCGAGGGCGTGATTCAACAGGTCGTAGCGAACCTCGCCCCGGCGATCACGGCGATCAACCGTATGTGGACCGATTTCGTTCAAAGCACCGGCGGGGCCAAGGTCGGGGAGTACATTGCTGACTCGCTGATCTCCGGGGCGGAATACCTCGCCAGCGTGGCGGATACGTTCACGGCGTCATTCACTGCCGTGTGGGATTACGCCTCACAGGTTTCTATATCGTGGGAGGCCATCTCAAGCACGCTGCGGGATGTGTTCTTCCGGGCCGGTCAGGCGTTGACGGGTGTCTTCAACGCTGCCCAGGCCGGGCTATCCACGATCGTCCTCGGGCTGTCGGAGGTCGTGATCCGCCTGGCGAACGTGGCGAAGTCGATCGGCTCTTATCTTGGATTCGACACGTCGTCGCTCGATCGCATTGTTAACAGTGCCAAGCTCTTCAACGAGGAACTGCGGCGAGGAATCGACAGGGACATTCGAGAGCGGGACGCGGCATTTAAGAACGCCTGGAATGGTGCCAGCGAGGCTGGCAAGGCCGTAGCGACGCCATTCTCGGACGCTGTGAAGCGAGCCCGGGAAGCGATGCTGGCGGCCCGCAATGCTGTCGATGTTCCAGCGAGACAGCCCGACGCAAAGCCAGCCGATCCCGTCCGCGTTGAGGTCGATACGTCGAAGCTCGTGTCGGCACTCGACGCCCGCACCAAGGAAGGCAATAGGGAAATCCTACGGCTGATCTACGGAAACAAGAACACCGTCGAGGATCAGCAGCTCGCAACGCAGCGGGAAATGGTCGGGCTCTTGGGGGAGGTGGTTGATAACACCGCCGACGAAGGCATGGAGGCGTTTGCACTTCAATGAGCGTGATTGCACACACAGAATCCGCCGCTTCAAGGTCGCTGTCGATCGACGCCAAGTCGGGGCTTGAGTTCACCCGATCGTTCACGGTGCAGATCGACGATCCGGCCACGCCGATGATCGAAATCATGAACGCCCCCGGCATCGGCTTATGGGCAGCCCACCCGGAGGACCCGTACTCACGTGCCCAGAAGTTCGACGTGAAGCCGCGTGGCTCTTCGCTCTTGCTGTACGAAGTGACGATCCAATATCAGAAGGTCGAGCAAAAAGACGAAGACCGCCAGGAGCAGAAGCCGAGCGATACCGTGCCGCCCGACCCGGAAACGACGCCGGCCATCATGCCAAAGGCGGTGTGGTCTGGTGGCACGTCGCAAGTCATGGTTCCGTTCACAAAAGACGAGGACGGCAAGGCGGTCGCGAATAGTGCGGGCATCCCGTTTGACGACGCCGAGAAGAAGCAGCCGTCTCCATCGCTAACGCTCGTTAAGTGTTTCCCGACCTATACGGCGATGACCGTCAAGCGTGATCAAATCCTCGGAAAGATCAATGACGCCGCCTGGGCTGGCGGTGCCGCCCGCGAGTGGATGTGCGATTCCAGCCGGTGGTCATGGAAGACCGAGGGCCAGGGGGCACACCCGCTGAAGTACGTCGAGTGCTCGTTTGAGTTCGTGTTCCTCAAAGGCGGCTGGGATCTCCAGGTGATCGACCGGGGATATGTGCAGAAGGTCGGCAACGACGGCATCCACACGCCGTCGGCAACGAAACTCGGGCCGATCCTCGGGCAGGACAAGAAGCCCGTGAAGGAGCCCGTGGCGTTAAACGGCTCTGGCGGTGCCATGGATCCGCCCCCGGCTCCTGGTGGTCCGAATCCCGTCCTGCTGAAGTTCAAGCCATACGGCACCGCCGACTTCCAGGGGACCGTAGGCTCCCCCCCGGCGAAGATATGACATGAAGCCCGTCGGATTCACCCGCCAAGACGCTGCCCGGATTTCAAACGTCGTCCGCACGGTCGAGCGTGTCGGGGACACTAGCGTCGGCGGTTGGTATCCCTACCGCGGCGACGACGGCGGCGATCCCGTGCGGCTGGGGAAAACGACGGCCGCATGGAACAAGGGCACGCTCGCCACGATCACGCTGTACGAAAGCGGGACGCCTCCTAGCGAGACGGCGGCGAGCCCGGCGGTGACGCTAGAGAAATGCGTCAACAAGTTTGCAAACGTCGCCACCGGGAAGTGGGTGATCGTCGCAAAGGGCGGCAACGGGTCGTGGTATTTGATCTCCGCGGAGTGCTAGCGATGGTGCTCATGCCGGGGTGTCCGTGCTGTGGGACCGGGGCCTGCGTGTGCGTTGAATGTATCCGCACAGACCAAAGCGGGTGGGTAATGGCAGACGCGTGGGCGCAACCGTTTTTTACATCAAAACAAATCTGGAGCACGAATGGCACGGCTATAGCTCCGCCGAATGTATTCAACATCGGCACGCAGCCCGTAGGCACGACCCCGCCGTCGGACTGGTGGGTTAATACAACGGCTAACGAATGTGCGAGTTTTTGGTCCGGGTATGGAACTAGATTCAGCGGAGTCTATGTAGCAATAGACTTCGGCGTCTGGGTTGTCTGGCCGAGGTCGTTGCCTGGCAAGGCACTACTGTACGCAAGGATGACAACAGACAACGGAGGCGGTGGGCTGAAGCCGCTGTGGGCTGCGGACTACGAGAAGGAAATAAACACCTGCCCATACACAAGCAAGGCAGGGTTGGTATTCCTTTCGTCTGATATTGTGCGGTCCGGTGCGTACCCTCAGCCGCAGTTTTCTAATCCGGCGATTTCTAAGGTCGGAGAACTAAAGCTCGGCATATGTAGCCAGCGGCTGGAGTGGTCTGCTGAGTTTTCTGGGGCACCGTCCTCGACTGCTGCATACCCGTCATCTGAGTCTTGCCTTTTGATTGAGATCGCGATGTCTATTTCTTCGCCTGAAAGAATAAGGGTTTGGATAACTGGTGCCGGGCTACCAAACATAGAACTATACACTGGCACAGGAGTACCATCAGTAAGTAAGTGTATTAAAAAGCCAGCAGGATACACGTCCGTTAATATCGACACGCGCAACGCTGCCGGGAGTGCTGGCGTGGTTGAGATTTTCAACGGGCTATGCGACTGCAATCCGCTGCCATGATTACATGCGTGCTGTCTGATTTGTTGGCACGATGCGACGAGCGTGGCTACACGCTGGAGGAGGTGCGGGCCTGCATCGTATCGGATGACGGCGAATCCATTGTCGTGGACGAGACGCACCCCGCCTACCCGCACGCTCGCCCCGGACTGGGCGACATGGTCGCCGCAGGGCTCACCGCCGTCGGCATCACGAAGGAGCGTGTCAGTGCGGTCGTCGGCGGCGACTGTGGCTGTGCCAAGCGTCAGGAGGCACTGAACGAGGTGGGCCGCAGGTTTGGCATCGGTTGACCCCCCGGGAGGCGCGAGGCGGCGGCGGTCGGTTCCTCCCCCTGGCCGTCGCCGTCCTTGCTGCTATTTGAGCCGAGGCAGGATCGACCACGCCGGGGCCGCCTGCGGCAGGATCCTCGGGTCGATGTACGCCTTCGTAGTCCGCGGCTCCAGGTGCCCGAGAAACGCCTGAGCGTCGCCACCAGCGGCGGTGAGGTGCGTGGCCGCCGACCGCCGCATCTGGTGGAAGGCCACCCGTTTCCCGCGAAGCCCGGCGTCGTCGAGGATCTTGTGGAGCCGATCGTAGAGCGACGGCAGGGCCATCGGCCACCACAGCACCTCGGGACGCCCGGGGGCCCGTGCCGCGTGCAGCTGGGCCACGCAGCCCGCGGATAGGTGGTGCATCTTGGGCTCCCGCCTGCCCTTCCTGGCGTCGGCGTGGATCGCCAACCGGCCGCCGGACAGGTCTTCCCGCTGGGCGGCCAGGAGAGCCCCTATACGCTCGCCCGACTCCCAGGCCAGCGTCAGGAGGGCCGGGAACCACACCGATGCCGGTACGGGCCCGACTGTGCCGCGGGCGTGCCGGGCCGCCTGGAAGAGCCTGTCGAGTTGGGCCACGGTCCATGCCGTGGGGATCTTCTGGGGCAGCGGCTGCGGCTGGATAGTCGGCCGCACCGCCAGGAGCCCGCGGTCACAGGCGAGCCGCCACTGGGCACACAGGGAGTTCCGCTCACGTTCCACGGTGTGCGGGGCGACTTGAGTCCCCCGAAAGTCTAAGTACCGTGCGAGTGTCAGGTCGTCGAGGTCGGCCAGCGTGGCCGGGCGTTCGAGCCACCGGCCGAAGTTCCGGATCGCGATCTGGTGCAGGAGCACCGAGCGGGGCGATTTCCCGCGGAGTTTTAGCACGCGGTACACGTCGTTGAAGAATGCGTCGAGTCGCACGGGGTGGTCTCCTTAAAAAGAGTTACCTACGTCCGTGTGAGATTGCGAATCCGTCGCCGTGTCCTGGGGCTCCTGAGCGTGGCGATTTTTGGATAACGGGCCGTTTTGTACGGCCTGTATCGACCGTTTCGGCGTGGGCTCCGAATCCTACCCCCGCCACTTGCCTGCCCTTTGCGGTCCCTATCGAGGGGCCGCACGGGTCGGGCGGCACTTGAACGGTACGCAGCGGCCGACGCCGCAGCAAACCGTTCTTTGCGGTTTGACCAACTAACGCTGTCGCATCTATCATGGAGGTATGGTTATGGCAAGCCCAAATCGCGAATGGCTCCCCGTGAAGGAAGCGGCACAGCTGGCTGGCTGTACTGACGGCTGGCTGCGTCTCCTCCTGGGCGAGCGCCACGAGGAATGGGAAACGCAGGGGCTGTGCTGGAAGGCTGGGGAACGTGCCTGGGTGGTCCATCGAGACCTCGTCGCCCAGATCAGTAAGGGCCTGTCCACCCGGTCGGTCGGCAAGCGTGCCGCCAAGACCGTGAAAAAGGGCCGGAATCCCCGGCGAAAAGCTTCCTGAGAAAAAATCCGAGAAAAATCGGAATCTCGGCTTGAACCAAACTAACGCTAGTGCGTATATTAGATCAGACGGGAAACGAACGACACGCAAACGGGAGACGAAACGATGAACTCCACCACCAACGACATCGACGCGGCTGGGATTGTGGCGGCCGCCGTGAACGACGTGAGCGTGAGCCGCATCAAGCGCGGTTCAGCGACGAAGCTGCTAGTTGTCAACCTTGTCGAAGACGGCATCGGCATCGAGGCTAGCGTGATTGGCGGCAAGCGAGCCGAGCGAAACGACTACGTGGTCGTAGTGGGCTTCATCGCCGATGACGGTTTTCTCCGGGTGATCGTCGATTGCACACGCATGACGCTGGAGGCGGCTCAGTCTCGGGCAAACAGCCGCAGCCCCGGCCTGGCTGGCTGGTGGTTCGACAAGGGGCCGCAGCACGTCACGGCGAGGGTGGTCAAGGTTTCCGCCTGACCTGAACCGCACAAGGTGGGGCCACCCGGCCAGCCGACAGGTGCGAAACGGGTGGCACTCTTTCAGACCGAAACCAAACGAGGAGACAAAACGATGAAAACGACTTTTGCGATGGTGGCTTGGATGGCGGCGGCGGTTGCTTGTGCTGGCGAGTTCACGGTGATCGACAAGATCGACGAACTGGACGGCAGCCGAGAGATTGCGATCGGAATGCAGTGTTCCGATCAAAAGACGGCGGGCGTGGTGATTTCCCGCCTCGACGAAAACGCCTACGGCCTTGGGATCATCGACACAGGGTTCCGCCTCTGGTTGCCCGACGACATGATGAAGGGCCCAATCAAGGCGGCACGGTACCGCTCGGACAACATGGAAACCGTGCGTAATGTCCAGATGAAGATTCGCAAGAAAATGGTCTGCGTAGAGATCACCCGTGACGAGGCCGTGACAATCCTTCAGGGCGAAAAGTTCATCATGGCGATCGACGGCGAGCGGTTCACGGTCAACATCAGCGAACACCGCCAGGAAGCCGATCGGGCGATTGCCATCATCGAGGGTGCTGCCGTAGCGACCCGATGAAAAAATGGTTGACGGAACTAACGGCAGCGTATAGGTTCAACTAACGACAGCGTAGATAACCCTTTTCACGGAGGAACATAGGCATGGACGCACACAGCAACGAGTACATGGCAGCGGTCGCCGGTATGGCCGACGTTTACGGCACGCCACGCTACGCCATCGGTGAGGGCGTGGCCTTCCGCCTGGAGGGCTGGAGCCCAGCGAGCTACGCCGATGGCATCGTCACGGGCTACGACGCCGACGGGATGCTCGTCGTCGATAGCGACTTCGGCGTGGTGATCCTCGACCAGCGAGCGTGGCCCACGGGCAACGTGCTGCCCTTCTAAACACCGCCAAGGAAGGCACCCCATGCAACGCTCAAGACCAGACCTCGTTCACCCGGACACCGTCGCCATCGCACGGCAGCTGTGGATCGCGGGCGAGCCTGCCGACAAGATCGCGGAGCACTGCGGCATCCCTCGGCGGATGGTGCGGCGGCTATCCGAGTTGCACAAGTGGGGCGACCGTCGCCGGAAGCCACACAAGACGAAGCCGCGGATGCCGCTGCCTGCGGACGTGGTCGCTCGGGTCGTGGAGCTTTACGCCGCTGGCACGCGAAAGGCCGACATCTGTTTCGCGATCCGGGCCAGTGCCCACATCGTCGATCGGATCATTGACGAGCAGGGCCTGGAGCGTCGCCTGGAGCCGCTGACGCGGGAGTATCAACCCGAGTTCGTCAGCGCCGAAGAAGACGCCGCGTCGGCGTCATCGTTGAGCATCGCACCGGGGCTGCGTGCCCTCGCCCAGGAGCTGCGTGAGCGGCCGATACGCCGCGAGATCCACGACGGGCCAGATAGCACCGGCAGCGGGCTCAAGGCGTTCACTTTTCGCAACGGTGGATTTCACGGGAGGAGCCTGTGATCGCACCGGAGTTCGTCAGCGACGAAGGGCTCGTCTTTTGGGTCGAGCACGGCACGTACCACCTGCGGCACGGGCGGCTGCTGCGGGTCGAGGGTGACATGGTCTACGTGCAGTACCGTCGCGACGAGGTCCGCGGCATTGCAGTGATTCGGTTGGTCAAGGTTCCACGTTTTTTTGGAGGCGAGTGAAACGGCGAGGCAGGGCCCGGCGCGGCCGGGCGGGGCGCGGCACGGCCCGGCGGGACAGGGCGTGGCCGGGCCTGGCGTGGCGAGGCTCGGCTCGGCCCGGCCGGGCGAGGCGTGGCTCGGCATGGCCG